CTTGTGCCTGATGTTACTGGTTTAACTCTATGCCACACAAAACTAGGAAATACAATAATAGATCCTTTTGGTAGTATTTCTTTGCATTGTATCCTGTGTTTTGATTCGTCTCTCATGTGTGGATCATAGTTTCTAAAATCAAATTCTAACTCACCACCTTGATACTCTGATCCATCTGTTAACTGACAGGTCATTGATAACTTTCTAATCTTACCGTGTTCTGGTGTATCTGGTTTATCATAAGGTTTATCCCAACTATCACAATGCCAATCATAATATTGATTTAATTTATATTTTGTAAACTGACAGGACTCACTTCTATCCCAATCAAAATTCCAACCAGCTCTACTATTTGCCTCATGCACATACGGATGTAGTTCTTTATATATCCAGGTATCATTAAGCCATACCAAATCAGACTTTCTTTTTCTTTGTAAATTTTTAACATCATCTTTATTTAATTTTCTATCACCATAGCCACCTGTTCTAGCCATTGTTTCTTTTTGCTGCAATGCATATTGTATTACATCATCGCAAAATCTAGGTGTAAGCACACCACTGAAATACCAGTAGTAATTAGATATATTCATAAGTTATGGTTTGCACAAAATTTAAACTATCTTTTTGATTGTTGGTTAGGTAATACATATTTGTTGATGGAAACATTATAAATCTGTTATTTAAAAGTGGTATATCCCAACTTCTTCCTTTACGTCTGTTATCTTCATAATGTATTCTAACATTACAATCTTTAACTTTTACACCATATAATAACGTGAAGTCTGGTGAATTACGTAAATCAACAGGATCTATATTTAATAAAGGAATTGTTATTTCTTGAGGCTTATACGTATTGCCCCACGTTTCTTTGTTAACTAAAGTAAAACCATATTCAAGACCAATATGATCTCGCATATAGGTATTCAACATATCGAACGTTCGTGAGAATGGAAAAGGTGAATCTGTGATCTGTGATTTTAAAATATCTCTTTGTAATTTATCTCGGTCAATGTCCCAATCTTTAGGCATTGCCACATCACCATAATATAATGCTATCTCAGATAATACTTTCTTTTGCATACCACATACCTTTTTAATTTATGCTTTTTCGTCTGTCAAGTCCCAAGACTGACCTTCTTCATTCCAATTATAATTCCATCTATGTGTATTAGCATCATTTTGTGAAATTTGTTCAGCTGTCAATGCTGGAGCATCACCTATTGGTGATTGCCATCTTGCATCAGTTGTATTTTTTACCCAAGACGCATGTGGTTTTTTAGGCCAGAAAATATTGTTATCTTCGTCCCATTCATAACCTATACCTGCGTAATTACCTCTAAAAGGTGTTCCGCCATCTTTATGTTTATTTTGTGATGTATTATAAGATGTTTGAATCCACATCTGTGCAGGCCAGTTATTGTGTTGTTCTAAATATTGTTGACCTACTGCTTCATCCTCTACACCATCAGCATTTAACATATCTTTGTTATCAAGTGTTAACACTTGAATAACTTTTCCGTTTGCTCCTAGTTTTGCAAAATGTGCCATAATGTTTCTCCTTATATATTAATTTTAATTATCATTCAACTATTGAAATTTATACCTTATTATCACAACTCCTGAACCACCAAGACCACCGTCACCCCTACCTGGAGAGGCTGGGCCTGATATACGAGTCCCTCCTCCAGCGCCACCACCAGTGTTAGCCGTTCCATCGTTTCCTTCTGCTGCTGCAGCTGGTCTTGGATAACTTGAACTTCCACCAGAATCTCCACCACCACCAGATCCTCCAGGATGAATTCCTGGACTTTGTGAAGGAACATTTCTATCAGCACCGCCACCACCACCAGCTCTTGTGACTGATGCTCCTGTAATTGAAGTCGCTACTCCATTTCCACCACCACCTGAAAAAGGACCACCGCTTTGACCACAAGCACCTGCTCCGCCGCCACTGCCAGCACTATCATCAGTAGAAGGTGAACTACCTGGATTAGTAGCTCCACCATTTTTTCCTTGTGCTGGACTTACAGAGGGAGTATTTCCTGCTCCACCTGTACCAGTTGAGTGACTACCACCTCCACCTGAACCACCTGCTCCACCAGGTTCGCAGTTATTTCCACCACCGGCACCACCACCAGCTGATGTTATTGTTGAAAAAGTTGAAACACTACCATTTCCTCCTTTGCCATTTGGATAAACACCTTTTGTTCCACCTGCACCCACAACAATGGGAAAAGCTGATGCTGTAACTGTTACACCTGATGCGGAAACTAATGGACTTGCAGTATAAGGTACGACTGATGAACATCTACCCTCTCTAAAACCACCTGCTCCACCACCGCCACCGGCACAACTAGATCCACCTCCTCCACCTGCACCTACTACTGTGTATGCAACTATATTTCTAGTAGCATCTACATTTGATACTTGAGAAACACAAAATGTTCCTGGACTATTAAAAACATGAACTTTGAAATTTGTACAAACAGTTGTAACCGTACCTCCTGTTGCAGCCATAAAGTCTACACCACCTGTTTGAGATGTTTCAGTTTGTTGAACGTTAATCCAACCTTCTGTTGCATCAACGAAAACAAAAGTAGCTGATTCACCATTTGTATTTAAATTTGCATCTGCTGCTACACCACCAATTTTATTAGATCCATTTGGTGATATTGTTAAAGCATTAGCTCCAAAAGTTCTTGTGTAATCTGCAAAAGCCACTATTGCACCAGCAGAACCTGCAGGTAAATTTACAGTCACTGCTCCACTAGATGTGTCTACAAAATAACCCTCTCCATTAACTGCTGTAAATGTAGATGTTTTAATACTACTTGTTTGCCAATTAACAGAGCCTTCTCTACCAAAACCTGTCTGCGTTCCATTGTTCGTAATTGTTGCACCAGCAGGAATTGTAATAGTGTCACCACTATCTCCTAACTGAACCGTACCACAATTTGTTCTTGGACTAATTTTATTTACTTTTATTTCACTCATAATTTACCTATTGAAATTTATACCTTATTATTACTATACCTGAGCCACCAGTTCCACCGCTCGGAGTACAATTGTCTAATCCACCTCCACCACCTCCAGTGTTAGGTGATCCATTTCCAGCAACAACAGTATTACCACCTCCAGTTCCACCGCCACCAGATCCTCCTGCACCACCTGCTGCAGCATCATTTCTTGCTCCACCTCCACCACCAGCTCTTGTGACTGATGAGGCTGTAATTTCACTTGCTACTCCATTTCCACCAGCGCCTCCATTACTAGGTGAACCATTTGAACCAACAGCACCAGCACCGCCACCACCGCCTGCTCCATAAGCAGGAAGTCCAGATGGATTTGCATTTCCACCACCATTTTGTCCTTGAGGTGGACTTACAGGAGGTGTATTTCCACTGCCTGCAGTAGAGTTAGCATAACCTGCTCCACCGCCAGAACCACCATTACTACCGCTTGTTGGTGGACTTGCACATCCTCTTGAACCACCGCCACCACCAGCTGCTGTTATTGTACTAAAAATTGAGTTTGCTCCATTTGAACCATTTTCTCCTGGAGGTGTACTAGCTCCTGCTGCACCGCCTCCTCCAACTGTTATTGGAAAAGATGCTACTGTGGCCGTAATTCTGTTGGGTGCACTTGGATAACCATCTAAAGGGCTAGCTGTGTAAGGTGTTACCGGAGATTTTACTTCTCTATATCCACCCGCTCCACCTGCACCAGATACGTCTCCTATTCCACCACCGCCACCACCAGCGACAACAACATAAGAAAGCACGTTGTTAGCTGCACATGCTGCGATTTTTGAAATTGCAAAAGTTCCAGGTCCTGTAAATGTATGAATTTTGTCATTACCATCTTCTGTAACTGTTCCTCCACTAGCTGCCATAAAAAGACTACCTGTTGCATTAGAAGTTGAATCTTGAACATTCTTCCAACCCTCGGTGTCATCAACATAAACAAAAGTTAATGATTGACCTTCTATTCCTGCTATAAAAGAGGCAGCCACACCACCTATTTTTTGAGAACCATTAGGTGTTATTGTTAAAGCGTTATTTTGAAAAGTGTTAGTGTAATCAACAACAGATACAATATTACCTGCTGTTCCTGCTGGCAGATTCATTGTAATTGCGCCTGAAGATGTATCTGCAAAAAATCCTTGTCCATTAACTGCTGTAAAAGTTGCTGTCTTAATAGATCCTGTCTGCCAATCAACAGTACCTGTTCTACCAAAACCTGTCTGTGAT